CCTTGAACCAATAGTGTTTGATAATTGGCCCGATGCTCAACTCAACGCTCACCTTTGGACAACAGCAGAGATAGAAGAATACAATGGACTTGAGCAGGAGAGTAACGATTCTTCGTAGGATCGCGGAGGATATACACAACCCAGTAAAATGTTTCCGGTTAGCAGCAGGAGTATGGCATAAGAATAACCTTATAGGTCTTGGAGTTAATAGCTATAAGACCAGTCCCTTTCAGGCTAAGTATGGTAGACATGAACATTGTATTCATCTACATGCAGAGGTGGCAGCAATTAAGAATGCGGTAAGACAGCAGCAGGATTTATCTAGGAACTGTACACTAATTGTTGTCAGAGTCAAGAAAGAAAACACAAGATCAAACATTTTTAAGTTAGCACTTGCTAAACCATGCGACGGATGCTATAGATGTATAGTAGAGTTTGGTATTGATAGTGTTTACTATTCAACGGGTAGAAAAGAGGAGGTTGTTTTACTATGACGGAAGATAAAGAATGGTTTAGTAAAATAGATAATCAAAAATTAATGAATATTCTTATTCAAGAATTGGAAACTAATTGTGATACTTTTTACAAACCAACTGAAGAAGATTTACTACGAAGAAAAGAATTGTTACAAGAAGTTTCCTCAAGATTTTGTCAATGCTCAGTAAACATTATCACTGATGATGTTACTAATCAAACGAACTTATTCGATGATAAGTGGCCGACTGGTGGATATGGTGACAACGCACCATGAACAAAGATAAAGAAATAAATATCTTAATTGGTAAGTTAAATGAAATACTTGATAGTGCAAATGACATACGTTATACAACACTACAGCAGGAAATTCAGTTACAAGACTTAGCAGTTAAGATATATACTACTATTAACTATGTACTTACGGAATTAAAGAATGGTGAATAATAATTCTAATATTAAAAACAAAGAACTTCTATTAGCTGCTAAAGAAGATAACAAACAATTAACTAAAGTTATCTATGAACAGTATAAACAGATTAAAGAGTTAATAGATGAAAAAGATTTCTTGAAAAATAAGTTAAATAAAATTGAAGATGAACTTGAAGAATTAAGCAAGGATAAATTAACTAAATGAGAGCAGAATACATTGATCATTTAGGAGATGATCTTCGTGTTGTCAACGCCGCTAGAGTTTCTTTTAATAAAGAAAGTAAATGGGAAGCAGACCACTCAGTACGGCAGGAGTTGTCGGACAAAGATAAAAAGTTAATTAATTATCTTTCAAACAACAATCACTTCACCCCGTTTACACACCCAATCATAACGATAAGAGAAACAGTTCCAATATTTGTAGCTAGGCAAAGGTTCAAACATGTAGTAGGGTTTACTTACAATGAAGTTAGTAGACGATATGTTACTGACGATAGGGAATACTTTCGTCCTGATAGATGGCGTAAGTCAGCAGAGAATGTGAAGCAAGGTAGCAGTGAAGAACCTATTGATACTCCATCCTATGGTGATATGTTCTTGGAAAAGGTAATTGATACCTGTGAGTATCACTACAAGCAGTTACTGAAAGAAGGAGTATGTCCAGAACAGGCAAGAATGGTATTGCCACAATGTTTGTACACAAGCTATTACGTTACAGGCTCTTTAGCTGCTTGGGCAAGAGCATATCAATTACGTATTGACAAGCACGCACAACGTGAGATACAGATACTTGCTGAAGAATGGAGTAAGATTATTGAACCTTTATTTCCTGTGTCATGGAATGCTTTGACAAACGACTTGAAAAGTTAAGAGGACAAAATGGCAGGTAAAAAAGAAATTGGTTTATCTAAAGTGCGAACAGGAAACCAACATATGAGAACCAGTATTGGCAAGTCAGTTAATACTTCTCCTAAAAATAAAAGTAAGAAAAGAAATTATAAAAAATATAGAGGACAGGGTTAAGTGAAAAAGTTATGGGAGAAAGATAGAAAGATTATCTTCAAAGAATTAATTCAGATATATCTAAAGGAAGGATATCCTTACAAAGAAGCGAAGCGTTTAGCCGCAGAAGAAACAGAAGAGATTAAACAAAACGACTATAGGTTTGTAAATAATATTTTTGAACAGGAAAAATAACATAAGTAAGTAACTCTTAATTACTCTCAACCCTATTGAAAGAGATTCAAATGTACAGAGTAATAAACAGTCAGACAGATAATATTGTAGATGAAGGAACAAGCGAAGAAATGGAAGATGTTCTTCTGTCGCTACAGGCTTTAATGAAGTATCTAGGTATTAAGACTACCCTATTAAAAAATAAATTAGTGGTAGACTCTTCCAACAAATTCGAGTATCGTCTGATTCATCATGATGATTGAAGATAAAGACAGAGTAGTAAGTCGCGGTCCTTGCCCTAAATGTGCATCTAGTGATGCGTATATTCTATACGCTGATGGTCATGGACATTGTTTTTCATGCTCATATCACAATACAGAAAGACACGGTATGACAACTCAAACGCAAACACCAGTCACTACAAACGTACAGCCTCTCAGTAATGTAGGAAAAATAGCAGCCATCGAAGATAGAAAGATTAGTGCTGCAACATGTAAAGCATATAACGTAAGACAGTACGACCATCCTGTTCATGGTTCTTGTCACCTCTACCCGTACTATGACAGTGCCAGCAATCATATAGGTGACAAGATCAGGAACGTAGCAAAGAAAGAATTTTTTGCTGCACCAGCAGGATCACTTAGTCGTGGTACACTCTTTGGTCAGAACATCTTTCCATCCCGTGGAAAGTACGTCACTATCTGTGAAGGTGAGCTTGATGCTCTCGCAGCATATGAGATGCTAGGTTCTAAATGGCCTGTCCTATCCATCAAAGATGGTGCACAGTCAGCGCATCGTAACTGCAAAGCAAACTTTGAATACCTCAACGCATTCGATAACATTGTTCTTAGCTTTGATAACGATGAGCATGGACGTAAGGCAGCGCAGCAGGTTGCTAGTCTGTTTGAACCAAACAAATGCAAGATCGTAAACCTCCCTGACTACAAGGATGCTAGTGATTACCTAGTTAATGGTAAGCGAGAAGCATTTACTACGGCATGGTGGAATGCTAAGGTCTACACTCCAGCAGGTATTCTAAATCTAGCTGATATGGGTGATGCTCTTTACGAGGAAGGGCAGTATAAGACATGCCTCTATCCTTTTGCAGGGTTGAACGAAAAGCTGTATGGCATACGAACAGGTGAGCTTGTTACATTTACCGCTGGCACAGGTACTGGCAAGTCAAGTGTCATGCGTGAACTGATGCATCATGTACTAAACAACACTGAAGAAAACATTGGTGTTATTTCTCTAGAAGAAAATGTACGATCAACCATCTTCCATCTCATGTCTGTCGAGGCTAATGCACGCATTTACATTCGTGAGATACGGGAACAGTTTCCCCGTGAGGACTTGAAGAAGTGGCAGGAAGCAACAGTAGGAACGAGAAGGTTCTTTGCCTTCGATCACTTTGGTTCGATGCAGACTGACGAGATACTTGCACGCATACGGTATATGATTAAGGCTTTGGACTGCCGGTGGATTTTCCTTGACCATCTATCAATCCTTGTTTCAGGATTGGAAGGTGATGATGAACGTAGAAACATTGATAATCTTATGACCAAGCTGCGTTCCATCGTTGAAGAAACAAACGTAGCTCTATTACTTGTCTCTCATCTGCGTAGGACTGGAACGGACAAAGGACATGAGGATGGTAAGGAAGTTAGCCTTGCTCACCTACGTGGGTCACAGTCCATTGCACAGCTTAGTGATGCAGTCATAGCTATGGAACGTGATCAACAGTCAGATGATCCTAACATTGCTAACACTACAACAATTCGTGTCTTAAAGAATCGTTATGCAGGAGACACTGGTGTAGCAAGCCACTTATTTTTCAATAAGGAAACTGGTAGACTGCACGAAGTTGATAACTTGGGTGAAGATCCAGAAGGGAACGAGTTTAATGACGGAGGTTTTAATTGACATTGAGACAGATAGTCTTGATGCTACAAAGGTTCACTGTATCGTTGCCAAAGAAACTCAGACAGGTAAATATCATGTGTGGACTGAAGAAGATTGTTACAAAAAGTTTCCTGTTGATTGTAAACAGTTTAGCAAGTTTGTTGGACATAACATTGTATCGTTTGATATTCCTGTACTCAACAGACTTACAGGGTCGAACATCCAACTAAACCAGTTGGAAGATACTCTTATCCTGTCACAACTTCTTGACCCTGTTAGAGAAGGTGGTCATTCTCTAGAGGCATGGGGTAACACTTTCCATTACAACAAGATTGACTTTCACGATTTCAGCAACTTTTCTGAAGAGATGTTGACGTATTGTAAACGTGATGTTGATCTTACTGGGAGGCTATACATTCACCTCAAGATGGAATGCCAGAAGGCAAAGATGAGCAGACGTTCCATTGATCTAGAGTACAGGATCAGAGCTTTGATATCTAAGCAGCAGCGTAATGGATTTACACTTGACTTACAGAAGGCTATGAGTTTAGTATGCAGGTTGCGTGATAAGGCAACACAAATTGAATCTGATCTTCAAGAGTGTTACCCTCCTGTTATAGAAGAAAGATACTCTGACAAGACAGGTAAGAGATTAAAGGATAAGATTATTATCTTTAATCCTGCCAGCAGACAACAGATTGCCCAACGCCTAATGGAGCAGGGTTGGCAACCTAATAAAAAGACTGAGAAGGGTCATCCAATCGTGGATGAAAGCGTTCTGAAGGAAGTAGATATTCCTGAAGCAAAAATAATTGCAGAGTATCTTCTTCTACAAAAAAGAGTTTCACAAGTTCAGTCTTGGATAGATGCTGTACAAGAGGATGGAAAAGTACATGGAAAAGTTCTTACACTTCGTGCTATCTCTGGACGTATGGCACATAACAGTCCAAACATGGCACAAGTTCCAGCAGGATATTCTCCATATGGTAAGGAGTGTCGTGAGTGTTGGACTGTTTCAAAATCTGATAATGTTCTTGTTGGTTGTGACGCTAGTTCTCTTGAGCTAAGAGCATTGGCACACTATCTTGACGATCCTAACTTCACGAAAGAAGTTGTCGAGGGTGACATTCATACTGCTAATCAGAAAGCGGCAGGGCTAGAAACTCGTGACCAAGCAAAGACATTTATCTATGCCTTCATTTACGGCGCTGGCGCAGCTAAGATAGGCAGTATCGTAGGAGGTACATCAACTGATGGACAGCGTTTGATTGATACGTTTCTTTCTAACGTACCAGCACTCGCTACCTTCAGACAAAAGGTTGACAAGACATCTCAATTAGGGTATATACGTGGATTGGATGGAAGAAGATTGAAGGTTCGCAATCAACATGCAGCAGTTAATCTTCTCATTCAGGGAGCAGGAGCAGTTATATGTAAGCAATGGTTGGTAGACATTACTCTCCTTTACAACAAGTTAAAATTAAAAGCTGATTTAGTTGCATCAATACACGATGAGTATCAGTTTGAAGTTTTTAAACCACATGCTTTATCGTTTGGTTCTATAACGAAGAAAGCAATGAAAGAAACTGAAAGGAAGTTGTTGATAAAATGCCCACTAGACAGCGAGTACAAAATAGGAAACAACTGGTCAGAGACTCATTAATTAAACTTGAACCTAGTGAGGTAGAGTTATACACAATTATTGGAAAAGCTAGGTATGATAATAACAGACAGTCTAAAGTAAAAGACACTGCCGCGAAAAGAGATAAGAATGATCCTTATGCCTTCGATATAATAGGAGCGGGAGGTGAGTTAAGTTTCTTTAAACTGTCAGGACTTTATCCAACACAGTTAATGGAAATATATCCAAGATCAATGTCATCTAAAACTGATTTAGGTGATTTAGTTCTTGACGGTCTGACAATAGATGTTAAGACCACACACCACAAGACTGGAATGTTACTTGCAACAAGTGCAGAAAGTAAAAATGTTGTTGACATATTTGCATTGATGGTTAAACTAGACGAAGATTTGTTTTGTCTCAAAGGATTTTATCCTTCTAACTTGTTAGTACAAGAGGAAAATTTTAACAGGTGTAATCGTAAATTAGTTAGACCTTGTTACAACGTAGGACAAGAAGTTCTTCTTGACTACAAGGATGCAGTAAAACTTTTATGATGAAAAAGTGCTTGACTTTGGTAATCAAGTCTGGCATAAATACAAAACTGAAACTTGAAAAGGAAAATTGAAAATGGAAAACTCAATAAAGTTCGTATCTGGTAAAGCATATTGGGCAAGCGTATGCGCTCCTAACACAACATATGAACCAGCATGGTGCATTGATGTAACATTAGATGAGAAGACCAAGGTTGAGTTAGAAAGCATTGGCCTGAACATACAGAACAAGGGTGATGAGAGAGGTGACTTTATTAAGATCAAGCGCAAGGTTATGAAGCGTGATGGTACTGAGCGTGAAGCACCTACTGTTGTGGATTCAAAGCGCAACCCTTGGGATAACTCACTGATCGGTAATGGCAGTGATGTTAATGTTAAGTTTAAAGTTTATGAATACGAATACAACAAGAAGCATGGCGTATCCGCTGATCTGATTGCTGTACAGGTTGTCAACCTAATCCCCTATGGAGAGGACTTTGATTATGTTGACGATGGTTATGTTGTTAGTAACTCTTCTAACAATAATAAGCCGCACTCTGCGGGTGATGACATTCCCTTTTAACCTGATATAGCAATTGATGGGGTTGTCGTAGTAAGGATAACATTGCCTTACATAAGGACAGCGATAGCTTACAGGTTGAGGGAAGGGACTGTAAGCACCTTCTTTAAAAAATAAAATTTAGAAAGGTATAATATGCATAACTGTGAAGTAAAAGTTCTACGCGCACTACGTAAACGTATGCGTGTAACACGTAAGACCGCAATCGAAAATGGTTGGTCAGAGAATCTTACTGCAACAATCTCTGACCTACGAAAGAATGGCTATATTATTGAAACTGTAAAAGCTAAAACTCCTGAAGGTACTACGTACACACGTTATCGTCTGGTGTTTGAGCCGCAGGAAATCGATGAACTTATGCAAGCTGCATAGTTCTTAATAAAGATAGGACAACAGCAATGAACGACAAGAATATTAATACGTTAGTGGAAGACATTTACAGTCTTTTCACTGACAAGGAAAAGGTAGTAGACATAACTGATGCTGCTTTAAAAGAACTGGCAGCAGGTGTTGTTCATTCTGTTGTCAAGTCTATCAATGAAGTTAGGTCTAAGCCTGACAAAAAAGAAAACCTTAGACTGTCTATGATTGGCCAACCACTCAGAAAAATTTGGTACGCTAATCAACAAGCAGATGGTAAAGAAGAAGAAGAAGAACTACGGGGAAGTGATCACATAAAGTTCCTGTATGGAAATATTCTTGAAGAACTTCTAATCTTTCTGACAAAGGTAGCCAAGCACAACATTACTGATATGCAGAAAGAGGTTAAGGTCAACGGTGTTACTGGTCATCAAGATGCTAAAATTGACGGTAACATCGTTGACTTTAAGTCTGCTTCACCTTTCTCATTCAAGAAGTTTAAAGAAAGTAGCATCTTTACTGATGATCCTTTTGGATACATCTACCAAATCTCTGCTTACTGTGAAGCAAATGATACTTACAAGGGTGGCTTTCTTGTCATTGACAAGGTGAGTGGTGAGTTGTTATATTGTCCTGTACCTGACATGGAGTTTAAGAATGCCTCCGAAAGAATATCAACAATACGGAACACTCTCAAGGATGGTAGTCCCCCTGATCGCTGTTACGATCCTGTTCCTGATGGTAAGTCTGGGAATATGCGTTTGGATACTGGCTGTATTTATTGTCCTTATAAAAAACAGTGTTGGTCTGATGCTAACAACGGTGCTGGACTTAGGAAATTCCAGTATTCGTATGGTCCGAAATACCTTGTCAAAATAAATAACACACCTAACGTATCTGAAGACTTTACATTCTAGCAATGAACAAGTATAGATCAGGATCGGAAAGGAAACTAGCTGATCAGTTAGAAACTTTAAAAGTTTCGTACTCTTATGAGCCGCATTACGTACCGTATATGTGGATTGAAAGTAAAAAGTATCTTCCAGACTTTATTCTTCCTTCAGGTATTATACTTGAAGTTAAGGGAAGGTTTAAACTCGAGGATAGAAAGAAACACTTATTCCTTCGCCAGTCAAATCCTGAACTGGATATCAGGTTTGTGTTTGACAATCCAAATAATAAATTAAATAAAGGAGGTAAGTCTACCTATGCAGACTGGTGTGACAAGAATGGTTTTCTGTTTTGTAAACTTTCAGATGGTTTGCCTGATGGTTGGATAGATGGAAAAATCAAGCGGAAAGACGGACATAGAGATGGACTTACTACAGGACATAGAACATCTCGTAGAAAGAAAGCAGTCCGATCCTGAACAGGTTCTCTTTCTTAGTGTCATACTACAAGCATTGCTTGATGCTACTAAAAAAGAAAACAACAAAGAATCTGTAGAAACAAAAATAGAAAGAGACAAAGCTAAAGCATGGTTTTTTTCCTCAGTTGGTGTTACTGCTGAAGACTTTAATACAGTTTGTGACATAGCTGGTGTTGATCCTTCTCATGTACGTAGCTTTGCTTTTAAAGTTTTAAAATCAAAAGAGATTAAGTTTGTACGAAAGCGTATCAACGCAGTGCTTTCCTTCGACTAAGGAGTTGTATTAATTGACAACAGAAACAAGTTTCTGGTTAGGTTCAACCAATTTAAACAATGATAAGTTTTCTAAATGTAAGTATAATGAACAACGCATTCTAAGTGAAATTGAGTATTATATTCTTAGTACTTACAACCAACACTATGCCTCTGATAAATTACAGGCGTTAGAGATTGTTCAGGACGCTGGTTATGGTGAAGGTTTTATTATGGGTAACATCTTGAAATACTGGAAAAGATATGGTAAGAAGGGTGGTAAAAACAGACAGGACTTGCTAAAGATTATTCATTATGCTATCCTGCAACTTTCGCTTCACGATAAAGAAGCGTCGATCAATAAGCAGCCAGTAATAAAGGAGTAGTTCATGCCTAGCTTTCGTTCAAACGAAAACCCGATGTTTCGTTCCAAATTTTCTGAAGATATTTTTAAACACAAGTATGCACATCATGGGTGTGAGACATGGGCTGCTCTAGCTTCAGTGTTAGTAGAAGATGTATGCCAGCAACATATGTCAAATGAAGATAAGGATCAGCTGACTCGCTACATTACTGATCTTAAATTTATTCCCGGCGGTCGTTATCTATACTATGCTGGTCGTCAAAATAAATTCTTTAATAACTGCTACCTGCTACGTGCAGAAGAAGATACACGAGAAGACTGGTCAAACCTGTCATGGAAGAGTGAATCCTGTCTAATGACAGGTGGTGGTATTGGCATTGACTACTCACGTTATCGTGAAGAAGGTCGTATTCTAGCTGGTACAGGTGGCTTGTCCAGCGGACCTATTCCAAAGATGCAGATGATCAATGAAATTGGCCGTAGGGTTATGCAGGGTGGCTCACGTAGGTCTGCTATTTATGCCAGCCTTAACTGGAAGCATCCTGATGTTACTAAGTTTCTTGCGTCTAAGAACTGGTACACAATGCCAGTAGGCAAGACAGGCTTTACAATTGGTCAGGTCAAGGAACAAGATTTTAATTACAATGCTCCACTTGACATGACGAACATCAGCGTCAATTATGATACTGAATGGCTAACAAACTATTGGAAGACAGGAGATGTAGGTGAAGTATTTAAAACGAATGTACGTCAGGCTTTATCGACTGCTGAACCGGGGTTTAGTTTTAACTTCTTTGAGAAAGAAAATGAAACCCTACGTAATGCGTGTACTGAAGTAACGTCTGAGGATGATTCAGATGTTTGTAATCTAGGATCAATCAATCTAGGTCGTATTGATTCTATAAAAGAATTTCAGGACATTGTGCAACTAGCTACTAAGTTCCTGATATGTGGAACGCTTCGTGCAAAGCTGCCCTATGATAAGGTTTATAAAGTTCGTGAGAAGAATCGCCGTCTAGGTTTAGGGCTTATGGGCATGCACGAATGGCTAATCAAGCGCGGACATAAGTATGTAGTTACTGAAGAATTACATAAGTGGTTGTCTATCTACAAGGGAGAGAGTGACAGGACAAGCAAGAACTTCTCTGATTACCTGTGTGTCACCCAACCCGTAGCTAACCGTGCCATTGCTCCAACAGGATCAATTGGTATTCTTGCTGGTACTAGCACAGGTGTTGAACCTATCTTTGCCGTTGCATACAAGCGTCGTTACCTGAAGGGTGGTTCACGTTGGCACTATCAGTACGTTGTTGACAGTGCTGCACAGGAACTGATTGATCTGTACGGTGCTAGTCCTGATAGCATTGAGTCTGCTCTAGACCTTGCTGAAGATTACAAGCGTCGTATGAAGTTCCAAGCTGACGTTCAGGACTATGTAGACATGTCAATCTCTTCTACTATTAATCTCCCTTCATGGGGAAGCAAACTGAACAATGAAGATACTGTGGAAGACTTTACTAATACTCTTGCATCTTACGCCCATCGTCTACGTGGCTTTACTGTTTACCCTGATTCATGTCGTGGTGGACAACCATTAACAAATGTACCTTATAAGGAAGCTGTTGATAAGTTAGGTGAGGAGTTTGAAGAGGGTCTAGAGACACATGATATTTGTGATATAACTGGACACGGAGGTTCATGTGGTGTATAGAGTAAAGATTGTTTTTGAAGGAGAAGACTACTATCTACCTGAGAGTAGTCTACGAGATAGTCCAATCTTGTTTGAGAGTCTTGATCAGGCACAGCGTGTGAAAGACTCTTACATAAACTACAATATTAATATGGAAATTGAATCTGTATGTTAATGTATTACTCCATGCCTGAAGCACTACCTAAAGAATTTTGTAATGGTATTTATAATGTTGCAAAAGAACTTGACGCTGTTGAAGCAGAGGTTCATAAGAAAGGTGATTCAGTTCGTATGGATAAGATACGCAACAGCCGGATTGCTTGGCTAAGTGATCCTGAACTTATGGCCATGTTACAAATGTTTATTGAGAAGGCTAATATTGAAGCTGAGTGGAACTTTGATGTAAGCCAAATGGAAATCCCACAGATATCCTTCTACACTAAAGGTCAGAAATATGACTGGCATGTCGATGCTGGTGTTGAAAACAGTAGTGAAGACTTACATAGGAAACTATCACTCAGCTTGACTTTAAAAGATAACTTTAAAGGTGGTGACTTTCAAGTACAGAAGTGGGTACACCCTCAATCTGGTGATAGATTTTCTACTTTAAAAGAAATGAGAAAGGCAGGTAGTATTGTTGTATTTCCTAGCTTTGTATTTCATAGAGTGACAAAAGTTTTAGAAGGAGAGAGAGCATCTCTTGTAATGTGGTGTAGGGGCTGTCCTTTCTCATAACAAAATATTATTAAACTTCTTTAGGAGTATGTTATAAATGTACACAATTAAAATTGATCCTGAAACTGCCGATACTTTGGTAGGAATTATTATTAAAGATGTACTAATGTCAGACGCAGAAGATGGTATGTTGGAAGAAGACCTAACAAAGTCATTAGAAAAAACTTTAGATTTCTTTTCAGTCAGTAAAGATTTTAATAGTTTTATGGAGTTACTAAGCAATGAACGAAAAAAATACTCAGATAAGTATTAAAATTCCTACGATCTATATTGGTTACGATCCAAGAGAAAAAGATTACTTGGATGTTCTAGTCTATAGTATCCAAAAACATGCAAGCAAACCTATAAATATTGTTCCTCTTGTTCAAGAGAGCTTGCGTCGATCCGGTTTATACTTTAGAACGCACGATGTAGAGAACGGACAGAAGGTTGATATGTTTGATAAGCGTCCGTTCTCTACCGAATTTAGCTTCACAAGATTTTTAGTACCTTTCCTTAATCAACACTCAGGTCTAGCTCTATATATGGACTGTGATATGTTTGTTCGTTCAGATATTATAGAAGTGTTTGAGCGTTACGGTTCATCCAACAAAGCTATCTCTTGTGTCAAGAGTAGCTACTATCCGAACGATAATACCAAGATGGACAATCAGGTACAGCAAATTTATCCTAGAAAGAACTGGTCTAGTTTTACTCTGTGGAACTGTAGTCATCCTGCTATAAAGGAGTTGACAGTACATGATGTAAATACTAAATCAGGATCATGGCTACATGCTTTTAGTTGGTGTGATTCAGAGTATATTGGATCAATCAGTGAACAATGGAACTGGCTTGACAGTTATACTTCTGATAAAGTAATCCCCCGCAACGTCCACTTTACAACTGGTGGGCCTTTGTTCAGAAACTGGAATGGAAAACGAGAGATAGATAACCACTACGCAGAAGAGTGGTACGAATTATACAAGGAGATGGTAGAAAACAATGGTTAGATTTGTAACTTCATTTAGTGCTGATGGTTTTAAAAGATATGCTAGGAAGATGCTTTTTTCTGTAATTGAAAACTGGAAGGACGATCTTAAACTAATAGCTTATTATCATGATTTTACTGATGACTTAGTAGAGCAGCTTCCTAAATCAGATAAGATTGAGTATCGTAATCTTGATAATATTCAAGACATGAAAAACTATAAGCAGTTTATGAAGTTGCATGACGGTACGGAAGGAGGAAAGATTCCGTACAACTGGCGCATGGATGCTATCAAGTGGTGTAATAAGGTCTATGCTCTAACTGATCTATCGTTAGAGATTGGTGAACAGGAAGCGCGTGGCGGTTGGTTAATCTGGCTGGACGCAGATACTGTGACAACAAAACCTTTATCTAAAGAACGGGTGCTACGTTTATTTAAGAAGGGTGCTGAACTTGTTCACTTAGGTCGAAAGGATATTGACTACAGTGAAACATCTTTCATTGCGTTTAATCTTGATTACCAACCACCTCACTATCTTCTAGCAGACCTGCGAGGTTGCTATGATATTGGAGAAGTAACAGCCTATCGTGAATGGCATGATGGTTTTATCTTTGAACGACTGCTAAAGATATATGTCGCACACGGCCTACGTGTTCAGAATCTATCACAAGGTGCAGAAGGTCTAGCAGCGTTTGCTCAGTCTCCATTGTCACAGTATATGATTCACTACAAAGGTAATCTAAAAAATAATGTAGAGGAAGAAGAAGAAGTTACTATTATTCCAGCACAAACAAGTGCCGTGGATACTCTAGACAAAACGCTACCAAGAAAAGTTCCTATCATTGTCAAGCCAAAGGACAGTGTACCAAAGGAAACTATTGTCAGTAACATAAACGAGAATCTTAAAATCCTAGATAAATGGGACATGGTAAGGTCTTGTAATATCAATGATGAACACGCTATCATTGTTTCCGGTGGTCCTTCACTTGATATCGGTAAGTTAAAGTACACAGCAAGAAAAACAAAAGGTAAAATTATTTGTGTAAAGCACAGTTATCCTACTCTTCTCAGGGCTGGTATAAAGCCTTGGGCCTGTGTTATACTAGACCCTCGTCCAGTTGAAGGTACTAGCACACATGGCATAGTTCGATCTACCCTATTCGATAAGGTTGATCCTTCAACTAAATTCTTTGTTGCTTCTATGACTGATCCTTCAGTTACTAAACTACTAAAGGAAAAGACTGATAACATCTATGGCTGGCATGCCTTCTCTCAAGCTATCAAAGATAGTATCAAGACCAAAGAGGATGGGGATGCTCTAAAGGCTAACATAGGTGAGGATGCTACGTTTGTGACTGGTGGTACATGTGCTGCTATGCGTGCTATAGGTATGATGCACATCTTTGGTTTTAGAAACTTTCATCTGTTTGGCTTTGATTGCTGCATGGAAGGAGAACTATCTGCTGAAGAATTGTCGCGAACAATGGAAGATGGTAAAAAGAAATACATGCGTGTTGAAACTAACGGGTATGAATTTTGGACTACTGGTGAACTTCTAGCTATGGCACAGGATTGTGAAAAGTTATTTAACAATAAAGATATTGAAATGAATATTAATGTTTACGGAGAAGGTACTTTAGTTTCAGAAGTGTTTAAAAATTCACTTCGATCACAGAAAGCGTACTACATGGACAACATTAAATAGAAAGGATAAAGATATGCTTGAACTTTTTATGAATAACTCTGATATTATTATCTCTACAGTAACTGGTATCATTACTATTGCCAGCCTTGTAGTAGCTGGTACTCGTACCCCCGATCCTAGTACTGTTCTTGGTAAGCTATACAAGGTAGTAGAGATTGCTGCCTTGAATTTTGGCAAGGCAAAAGACACAGGAAAGTAGTCTCTACAAATGCTGTCTCTAGTTTCTAGCGTACTTAATATTATTACAAAAGTATTTCCTATGCTGCTTGCATTTAAGGCAGGAAGGGATAATGCACAGAAGCAGGAACTAGAGACAGCAATAGAGAATGTTAAAGAAAGAAATAAAATTGAAAACGAAACTAACAAGCTGTCTTCTTCTGCTATTTCTAACAAGCTGCTCAAGCGTTGGAAGCGTAGCAGCTAATTGTGGTTGGTTAAAGCCTATCTATATTTCAGAAAGTGACAAACTTACAGATGATACTGCAAGACAAATTTTAATTTATAACGAAACTTGGAGTGAAGTTTGTGAATAACAATATTACTTATGGTTTACTTTTCTTGTATCTTATTATTTTATTAGTAGTGATAACTCAGCATGCAGCAAGCTAACAAAGAATTAAATATAAAACAAGAAAAGTTTTGTCAGGCTTACGCTGTCTATCGTAATGCTACTGAATCAGCTAAGAAGGCAGGTTACTCTGCTCAATCAGCACACGCTACGGGTTATCGTCTTTTGCAACTGCCTGAAATTAAAGAGCGTATTGAAGAGATTGAAAAGGAACTTGAAACAAACATTGATGTTGTAGCTGAGATTGAAAACCAGTACACATACGCTAAGAATAATGGACACACCAATAGTGCAATCAAAGCATTAGAGGTTCTGTCACGAGTACGTAGCGTGAAGGATGAGGAAAGTATAAAGACAATCCCAGAACTTGAAGCAGAGATTGTACACTACCTTGAAGTTCTGGGTGAAGAAAGAACATCAAAGATATTCTTAAAGTGTAAGTGGTTTGATGATGATGATGGTGATGGTGAGGATGAGGATGATGGTGAGGATGATGAACAGAAAGAGCAGGAAGAAGAGGAACTAAGTGCAACAGAAACAGACGAAGAAGATTACCAAGAAGAACAATCCTCAGACACTGCGAACAAATTATCAGAACAAATACACAGACAGATCGAACAGAAACAAGCAGAAAAACCCATACCACAAAGAGAGTGGCGAGAAAAAAGAAAAGCCACAGGACACATCCTCCTGTAGCCTATTCTATGATATGTTTTCTATAGATTAATAGGAGGATGTTTTCCATTGTGCATATGCTGTAAGACAAGAATGTTATCTTCCAGTTGTTTTAATGTACGATCTATATAGCCCCGCCGTCGATGCTGTTCAGCTAGATTGGCGGGGCTTAATATATTTTTAAACACGTCAATCTGATTACGTACAACAGCAACATCGTTTTCCAAGTCTTCTATTTTACTTACCAAGTCTTCAATACTTTGTTTAATATCTTCTTGATTAATTTTTAGTGTGTTGACCTGTGAACGAACTAATGCCCAAGCTCCTGATAAAGAAGCTATAACTGCTCCTGCTTGAAACAGTAGTTCAGAAGTAAGTTCCACAGTATTTATGCTGAAGTATTCTTAATATAGATAATACTAAAATCAGAAGATACCACGTTATTGGAACCGGAACTTAAAGCACGTACTTCAATATCTGTCTTTTCTAGAAAAGGAAGCGGATACTCAATAACAAAGTCAGCTACACCACCAGAACCAATGCTTTGTTTTAATTGTGTTCTGAATACTCCGCCGGGTTCTCTTGCAACTAGTTTAACTACAATATACTGGTTAGCGTTTGTTGTTCCAGTTGCAATATTTAAGTGTGTTAAATAAGCTGTGTAACCTGCCGGGACAGTCCACATAGACATTAATGTTTGGTTGTCTCCTAAAGACACTCTTGCATATGTTGTTCCACCATTAGTAATGTTAATATTTCCTGTTGGTGCTTGTGACCCAGAAACATATGCTCTGTACACTCTAATAAAAGTCTGTGTAGTTGTTGCTGTACCTGAACCAGCAAGAGTTATCTCTTGACTTACTTCATTATAATTAGCATCTAGACCTTGTATAAGAATCTTTACACCATTATCGTTTGCAGGTGTACCTGCATCTGTTGTAGCAGTCATAGCTACCGCTGCACCGGGATAAGCGTAAATGCCGCCAGCATCCCAGACTGTCTCTTCAGTGCCATTGATATCAGGATTAAAACCAAACTTAAATAAGCGTTTATGGTTTTCTATCTGTTCTCTTGAAACTTGTAAATTCCAAGGCTCATGTTTTCCAAACCGTGTGATTGAAGATGGAATAGCCATTATTTATGCATCCTTTCTATAAGACTATCTAGTTTATTTTCTAATCTGTCAAAGCGTACCATGATTTTATCTATGTCTCTCGCAACATCTACTTTGAGTGCATAATACTTGGCTAGCTCCTCACGGGTAATTGACACTAGCTTTCTAGTCTCTCCTACTTGTGAAGTAATTGACTTGATCCACCAAACTATAAGACCACCTCCAACAGTAAGTATTAAGTTCCATAACATAGCTGATTCAGGCATTTAAAACATATCCTTTAAATCTTCTAGCTTATCTTCCAGTGCGTCTACAAACTCTTGTTTCACATCTCTTACCACTGGAATATTTTTTAAAATAGGAATAAGATTAGTTATTTCTCTTGCTAACTGTCTTGGATTATCGCTAAAAACATAATTTGAACCAGCTTCTGCTAGCCCACTAACAGTAGAAGCGGTTGGGCCTAATATAGCTGACCAAAAATTTGATCCATATTTTTGAGCGTTCATAGCATCATATGCTACGCTTCCTAAACCAAAAATATTAGTACGAAGTAATGCTTCTATTATCTGTTGAAGACCATCTAGTTCTTCAAAAGGACTCTTCTCATCTCCATATCTAATCCTATCTCTTAGTGATTGGGTAAATAAAGAAGCAGCAACAATTAAAGAGAATGTAATTGAATACTTCATTATATCAGTAGCAGGTATACGCCCCTTTCCTAAAGGAACTGCTATATCACGCCATATCCTACCACCAACAATATTGCCAAATGTAGCTAGAAAACCTTTTAACTGTGCTACTGTAGCTAGGTGAGGATTGCTCATCCATAGTGGTCTATTTACAGCATTAGGTGACATAATAAATTCATCGACAGTTTTAGCCAGAGCCTTACGAATGATAGAAGGATCAGATTGTTCTAAAGCATTAGGTTCTGCTGCCCAATTTTGAACAGTATCATCCATAGGATTAACAATACCTTGTTGTTTCAATCTTTTCTTTGCCAACAAGTATTCTTGTGTCTTCTTTTGGGGAGCTTTCTTTGTAGCAGATATAGCATCATACTTAGCTATTGTTTTTAAATCGTTTTCCATCTGAAGACGGGCAGCTTGAAAAGCCATATCACGACTGATCTGAGTTATGGTTGTCAGCATTGTAGCCTTAAAGAAAGCGTTTGTGACTTTCTTTGATGAACTTACGTTAGCTAGATCACCAAACCTATCAGCTAAAACACCATCGAATCCTTGGAGAATATCTTTAAAAGCACGTTCAGCTTCCGTCTTTGGAAGTTTAGGAAATATTTTTCTAAGACCTGAATTTAAAGAATTGACAATAGCTTTACTTGTTCCTAAAGCAGCATACTTTGGATTGATGCGTGACAGAATAATAATTGGTTCAGTTAAAGCAGTGATACCAACAAGAGGTAGCGTTGCTATATACTGATGAGTTAGTATCCAGCGTTGTATTCTTTTAAAAGAAGGATTATTTAAACTTTTATATGCCCCCTGAGTAGCTTTATAAATATTTTCTATATGTCTCTTCTCTTCAGGATAAATATTATTTTTTAATTTAGGGATTTCTTCATTAAGAATATTGGCTAGCTTTTGACTTTCAATTCTTTTGTTTAGATCAGTAACATATCTGTACATAAGACCTTCAACATTCTCTTCCATAAGCCCAGCATTGCTCAACTCATCAATCATTTCAGGAGATAGCTTTCTTTTTTGTTCCGCAGCTATGGTAGCAGCACTACTCTTTTTATTTTTTACACCTTCTAAATCAAGAGTAATATCGTCTTCTATAAAGATACCCTCATTACCTGCAATGTTGTCATTAATATCCGCTGTCTGTTGTGGGTTTAAACCAAACTTTTCTTTTAGTATCTTTGCTCTCTTTTTATTAGCAAAGTAACCCTGCTTATGTACAGCAGGTACGTAGTTATTTAAGAATGACAAAGGTACACCAGCTTCTACCGCTTTAGCAAATAAACCTGTAGCTTGTGGTTTAGAAATAACTAAGCCTTTTAATTCTTTTACTTTTTCTTTTGAAACTATATCATTTAAAATTGAATTTCTTTCTGAAGGAGACTGTTGTAAACGCTGAATATATTCTAAACGTGCTGGCTCTAAAGTATTTTCAATCTGTAATAAAGTATCTTTAGATATATCACCATCTTTATATGCTTTAAGAACAGACTCAATAGGACTATTTTTTTTAATAGAATTAGTAATATCTTTTTCTTTTAAACGAACAGATTTTTTAGGTAAGCCAGTTTCATTATCAATCTCCACAGTGCCTAATAAATTACGAAGAGAAGAAGCTACATTATTAACATTATTATCTTGATCAGATTTACCAGTTCTCATTACATCAATAATGCGTTTGCTTACAGCAGGAGAAATATCCTTCTGAACAAGAGGTAATTTAATACTCCGCTTTAGTGGAGTGATTGCATCTTGAAATTGCTGTAAATCTTTACCGGTTTCAGAAGATAGGTTTTCAGAAAATCCTGCTAAAGAGTTGACAACACGCGCACCTCCTCCATCCCCTCTTGTAGCTAAGTCTCTAAGAGGAGCTAATGGATTTTGAAAAATACCACGAATAGTTCTGCTAGTACTCATAGGAGTAGGATCGGTAAATGTTCCTGAAAACTTTTCAGTATAAGCTATATCTGTTCCTAGATCATCCACACCCTTAGACAGATTTACTAAATCTTCTTCAAGTTCAGCCGCTCTAATTGCTCTGTCTCTCGCCATACTTTTAGCAATAGGAGTTGTAACTGATCCTATTGTTTTACCGCCCATAAAACCTAACGCGGCACTATCAATTAACCCTGCCCTATATTGAGGGTCCTGATAAGGAAACATATCAGTTCCTGTAGCCATGTTTACAGCAGCTTCTTGTGTAACTTCTTGAGCAGCCTCAGTTATAGCTTCTGCAAAGCCTGCTTTTGTACCGCCAACTGTAACATTCTTTGCAAATCTTAGAGCAGCATCTACTCCTTTTTTAGCAGCAGATTTTCCGGTTGTCAGGGCTATCTCATCAGTAACAGCTTTCTTTCCAAACTGTTTTACAAGCTGGCTGATAACTACGCCAGCACCTAGTCTATCTAGAAGACCTGATACAACACTACCACCAATCGCTACATTTAAAGCATCCTCTTCAGAAGCACCACTGTTTATTGCTTCATTATAAATAGGGGCTAATACTAAAGCAGCACCAGTAGTGAAAGGTAATATAAGACCAGCAGCAGCCCCTACTGTTGAACCTGCTACAGCACCAACAGGTATAGCAGCTAAACCTGCTGCTATTGGTAATCCAGTAGAACCTAGAGCATCTGCTGACATATCTTTTGCTAGTAGTGATCCTCTTTCGAGTGCAGCACTTAATCCTTTCTCTTTGTAAATTTGAGATATTTCATCCATACCTTGAGTTAAGGAAGAAGTTCTTGTTGGCTGACCATACTCTTGTAAGTCTTTTATCTGTTGCTCTATATTTGATGCACCCCATTCTTTTAAAACAGGTATATCTAATTTATCACCTAGTAACATTACACTTTCAGCAATATTTTTTTGAGCATTATTAAAAGAAACACCTACTCTATTTAGATAGTCATCTGGATCAGATGGTTCTGAAACCATTTCTGTTGGTAAAGGTAAGTCTTTAAAAAGGTAGCCGCTATCTTCAGAAAAAGTAGTACCATCTTCTTTCAAAGGAGTACGTTCTATTCCTTCAAAAAAAGTATTCTGTTGGGCAGGAGTATTACTACCTATGCCTAGAATATTTTCTAGAGTGTCAGCCAAAGCAGTTTCCTATTTTTTAAATGTTTTTGTATATGTGTTATAGGCTTGTTTATATGCGTTACTAACAGCTTTATCTGGAGAAATCCCCCGAACCATTGTATCCTGATAGTATGTAGTTGCAAAAATATTTTGTAATGTTTCATTATTGTATAAATCCCCAGCTTCACCCCTCCCAAAGTTTCCTAATAGTCCGGTTAGGCCAGAGTCTTTATTGAGGTGTTTTTTTGCTAGGTCTTCTAGCATTTTCCTACTCAGTTTTTGCCCCTCTGCAGACGTAGCTAGCTTTACAGCCTCAGCATATCGATTTGCTGTTGCCGTATCTCCTTTACTCTGAGCAACTAAAATTGCTGCTTCTGTACTAGCGTTTATTTCTTCTTGTTTCAGTTCCAGTGTTTTTCCTCTATAAACTCTATCAGCTTATGCCGCAGTTAGACCGATCTT